CACACAAAATCTGATTCTTATAGAAAATGGATGAGGGATCATATGTTTGAAGAAATAATTGAACCTAAAAATCCATCCGATGAGGAAATGTCTCATGCAAACAAAGCAAGAAAACAACCTGCTAGAGAAATTAAAAATCCGATGGGAACAATGGTTAGAAAGAACATGGAATCTATTGAACTGGATGAGGTTCTAACTAAAGATACAACTGCGGGCGAAACTATTCACGATTTTGTACATTCAAATAATAAAATGTTTAATGGTGATTCCAAGGCTCAACGTATTAAAAGAGCATTAGGTGCTTATTATAAAAAGCAGAATGAATCCTTTATGCATAAAGATAAAAGCGGTCTAAGTGATACTACTTTAAAAAAGTATCGAACAAAGGCGAAAGAAAAAGCAAAAACTTCTGATCCAGAAAAAGCATTTAAACTTAAAACAATGGCTTTTCGTGCGTCCAATATACTAGATACTAGAGCGGAAAAGCGTAAAGGGCAAGGTGTGGCGGAAGGTTGGGCTGTAGATAGTCAAATCATTTCAGATGCCAAGAAACCTAAGTTGTCTGCGTCTGAAAAGATTTCGGATTATGCAGTTAAACGTCACAAGGTTTACCAAGACATTGCAGATAAACAGAAAGAACACATTAAAAAATGGAATGAGGATCACAAAGATGAACCACATTTACAGATACCAGTAAAAGAAGACATCTATCAGGACGGTCAGTCCGCAACACAAACGGCATTTGATATGGGCAACAATACAGACGATACATCACAAACCTTTAATAGAGTCAAACGTGCTATGAAGAAAAAGCATGTAAAAGAAGATACATACGATTGGGAGAAGGCTGACAAGTCAGTAGCCACTCCAGGCAAGAAGCCAAAGATGGATAAATCTAATGCAAAAGATGGTGAGGGGGTTGCAAAACCAAAAGCCGCCGCTATCTTATCTGGTGGTACAACTATGACGGGTGAACCAAGAGATACTATTGAAATTGACCCGTCCATGCAAGGTAGACCAGGACAAAACGGTGGTTTACCGTCAGCTAAAGTAAAAAGATAAATAGAATATAAACAGTTTCCTAAGGAGAAAAACAAATGTCATTAATGGGTAATACAGACGCTCACAACGCAAAACCAAAGTTCAACTATGAACGTGAAACATTGTCAGTACCTGTTGCACAGTTAACAGTTCGTACAGGTAATACATCTGGTAACAATGTAATTCAAGTTTCATACAATGATGGTGGACAAAATAACGTAGCTAACATTGGTATTGTTGCCGGTCAATATGTCTATTTTTGGGCAAACGGACTAGCAGATAGCAAAGGTGGAACATCAGGTAATGGTGTACCAGGATTCTTTGCATCAAATACAACCGTATCATCAACATCAGGTAACACAATTACACTTGCATCAAATCTGTTTAATACAGTTAGTGCTGGTTATATTGCTGAGTTTGATAACTCAATTGTTTATTCGACAAATAAACCTGTTGAAAAAACATACAATGCAGACACAATTTTAGTTACCCCAACACGTTTCGCTAATAATAACGTTAGAGTTAAGCCACCACATACCGGTTGGGTGCACATTCAAAGAAAAATTAACAATGACGGTACAGTTCGTTACATTAGCGAAACTTTGGCAACTCTAGCAAATCCAACAGCAACTAATTCAGCATCAGGTAATATTAGTAATACTATTATTGCTTATACTGGCGTATAACATAAGGGACCTTGTGTCCCTTTTTAACTATGTTTGAAAATTTGAATGATGAAAATTTCTTGATGTATGCGGCCAAATGCTATACGTCACCTAATTGTATTATGTCGGAATTCGAAAGTGATATTAAAAGAATTAAATATCTCAAAAGACTTTTTAGACGTTATAAATCTACAAAGTCTTTTAAAGAGAGATTAATTTTAAATCATATAATTTTATTGAATAATGTTTTTGGACCAGAACATATGGCAAGAATGTTATTTTATAAAATAGATGAAAGAGATTATGATGTGCTGAAAACGTGTTTAGCATATCTAAATTTAATGCCTGATTTTATTTATGGTATAAACGGAAAAAATATTATAGTTGGTAATATACCTTACGAAGAAAGTGTTGCAGAAATACTAAGTCAAATATGAAATCATTTAAACAATTTTGTAATGAAGTAAAAGAACCTACTGGTGAACTCAAAAAGGCTTGTAGGACAGATTATACTGCTGTCGGTACAAAAAAGAAAAACGGTAGAACAGTACCTAATTGTGTACCTGAAGAAGTTATTTGGGAATCTGAAGCATGGGAAAGAAAAGAAGGTAAAGATCCTAAAGGTGGTTTAAATTCAAAAGGTGTTGCATCATACAACAGAGCAAATCCAGGACATCACTTACAAACTGCTGTAACAACAAAACCTTCAAAACTAAAAGCCGGTAGTAAAGCCGCAAATCGTAGAAAATCATTTTGTGCTAGAATGTCTGGCATGAAGAAACGTCTAACATCGGCAAAGACTGCACATGATCCTGATTCAAGAATCAATAAGTCGCTAAGAAAGTGGAACTGCTAATGTTTTCATTTAAACAATTTAGACAATTACAAGAAGACGGTGGTGCCGCAATGGTTGCAGGTCCTACTAATGTAACTGCTGGTGTTGCAGGTATTGGTGCAGGACCCGCTAAATTTGCAGAACCTGGTGTTAACAGAAAAAAGAAAAATAATCCAATAATGAGTGGAATGTTTACAAGAAAACCACCTAAGATTTAAATTATGTTTTCATTTAATTATTTTTTAGAATTATTACCAACTTGGGTACCTTGGATAATAATTGGCGTTGGTGCTGGATTGTTTATCATTGAAGTTTTCTTTAATTCAATCATACCATTTATCTATAGATTACCAATTCGTATTATTGCTATCGCATTATTTGGGGCAGGTTTCTATATCGATGGTAGACAAGACATTTTAATTAATGCAAAAGCTGAAGTTGAAAAAATTGTGACAGAACAAAAAGTTGTCACACAAGAAGTTGTTAAATATATACACGACAAAATAATTCAAGACAGGGTGATACATGACGAAATTGTTAAAGAAATTACTACCGCTGATGACCATATGTGTACTGTTCCTGAGTCTTTTATTCGGGTGCACAACGACTCCGCTAAAGGTACCGTTTCCGGACTTTCCTCAGGATTGGTTGGAACCGATTCCGGAGTTGCACTCTCTGAAGTCGAAGACACAATTGCCGCAAACTACGAACTCTACCACGAACTTGCAGACAAAATGACCGGTATTCAAATGTGGCTGAAAGAACAAAAGAGGATTAACCCATGAAAAAAATATTAGCTGTCGCTTTTCTTTTATTATCTGGATGCAGTTTTCTTCAAGTGTCGCAATTTGATGGAAATGAGTATGGTTTTGTCGTAAATATTAGATCAACAGCATCGATTCAAAAATGCACGCCTGAAAATGTACAATCGCTTTATGAAAATGCATTGAATCTTAAAAACTATAGTCAATATTTACCGCATAATGAAAATTCTTTTAAAATGAGTAGTAGCTTGTTTACGCTTGTTGATGAACTACATCAAAAACAAACTATTAATGAAACGTACTGCAAACTCAAACTCAAGAGTATTGAGGAGTCAGCCGAAAGAATACAAAAAACTTTAGGAGGTCAATCAAGATGAGTAACATAGCAGATTTGGCATTAAAAGCTCAAGGCTATCAACAATTGCATGAGAGTGGCGAACTCTCTGATGAAGATTTTAAAGAACTTGTTAACGATTTAAATATTGAACAATCAATTGAAGAAACTGCCGCAGAAGATGAGCAAACTCAAATGTATCATCAAATTCTAATGGGCGCTTTAATGATTGCGGAGGCTCTGTAATCATATGGAACTTACAAAAGACCAACTAAGACAAATCATACCAACAAATCCATATTTGGATCATTGGTATAAAGACTTATCTCTATTATTGCCTGATTATGAGATAAACACACCTGAACGTATTGCTGGGTTCTTAGCTCAATGTGTACACGAATCAAATGGTTTTACCGCACTTAAAGAAAATTTGAATTATAAACCTGCTTCATTGATTAAGATATTCCATAAGTATTTTCCAACAATTGAATTAGCAAACGAATATTGTGCAAAGCCAAACAAACAAGAAGCTATTGCTAACCGTGTCTATGCTAATCGTATGGGTAATGGTGATGAAGCATCTGGTGATGGTTATAGATACTGTGGTCGGGGTGCTATTCAAATTACTGGTAAGGACAACTACTTCTGGTTTGCGTCCAGTATTGAAATTACTCCAGAAGAAGCATCAGAGTATATGCAGACCTTTGAAGGTGCACTACAATCTGCTTGTTGGTTCTGGGAAACAAATAATCTAAATAAAGTAGCCGATGCAAAAGACATTTTAAAAATGACTCATATTATTAATGGTGGTGAAATTGGTCTTGAAGATAGAACCCAAAAATTCAACAACATTGTAAGAATATTGAGTTAAAATGCACGATAAAAAATTATTTCTTTTTGCCGCAGTCGTATTAGTTTTACCATTAACATTGGCATTTTTTGGTCACGACCAATTTAGATACCCATGTCAAGACCCCACTAATTGGGATTCCGAACAATGCAAATATCCTGTATGTGATGTTACTAGAACTTGTCCAGAGCAAATATTTAAAGGCCAAAGAGATCCTCGTTTGGGTCCTCCAACAGCCGAACAAAAACTTGAACAGATTTCGGGGCAAACTCCATCTGTTCTTCCGTCATCAAAAATTAGCACAGGAGCTAAGTGTGGAAAATAATAACGTACCTTTCTTATATTCAGAAGACCAGTTAATGGCTCGTCTGAGATTTTTTATTGGAATTTGTTTAGCTATGACTTTGACAGGTATTGTCTTTGTTGTACTTTACTCTATTATTTTTATAACTCAACCTTTGAACGCTATTAGTCCTATCGACCAAAAGTTCTTTGAAATGATTATCCCAATTGCAACATTCTTAACCGGTACATTATCAGGTATTATGTTAGCAGGCGGTGACAAAGATTTAAAAGCAAAGGCATTAGATGCGGCAAATAGACCAACACCAGTCTCACCAGCACCAGTTGATACATCCAGCACAGCAACTGTGTATACAGCACCTGTCGTATCTGCAACAATCACAAAGCCAGTCGTGCCGGTTGCTGTTGCAGTACCCGCAGACCCTGTTGTTGGATTTGGCGGAAAACTTGCCCCACCTCCTGCCCCACAACCTGAACTATAAGGATTAATATGAAAAAAATTATACTTGCAATCGCATTACTTTCAATTAGCTTTGCATATGCAGAAACCCCAACTAAGAAAGTTTGTGAAACAACAAAAGATGCCAAAACAGGCAAAGAAAAAGAAGTTTGTAAAAACATTAAGATTCATAAGAAACTTGATGGTGAAAAATTACCTGAAAAGAAATAACTGTCACACATTTTGCTAAGAGTAAGGGCCTGTCGAGAAAATGACTGAATTAGAAAACAATGAACTCCGAGTAGACGTTGGAGTTTTAAAATCTCAAGTATCGACATTAACCTCACTTTGCGGTAAAATGGATACAGTAATAGACAAACTAATAGAACAACACGATAAACATATTGCTAAGGTTTATACCGATATGGATGCTAGGCGAAAAGAAACCGATAGTGATATTAAAGAAATACACGGTAGAATAGATACCGTTATTGATAAGCTACAATTATCTGAACTGAGGATAATGGAAGAATTAAAAGACCTCAGAAAAGATATGAAAGCTCATAATGATGATGAGGATAAAGCACTTCAAGCACTTCTGCAATGGAAGTGGATGATTGCCGGTGGCATACTTGTGCTTTCATGGTTGATTTCTCACATACATTATGATACAATAGAACATCTATTAAAATAATCACTTAACTTTACTTTATATTATGAGCGTTATTATTGACAGAAGTTTTCTGCTTCAAGTGTCTTCTCGCCTGAGTATGTTTGCTCAAAAGAAAGACGACTTGTTCAACTTTCGTTGCCCATTCTGCGGTGACTCACAAAAACACAAAACAAAAGCAAGAGGGTACATCTATCGTAAGAAAGATGACTACTTCTATATGTGTCACAATTGTAGTATCTCTACATCATTTTATAATTTCTTAGACAAAGTAAGTCCCGATAAAGTAAAAGAATATACCTTTGAAAGATTTAAAAACAGTACAATAGGACAGAATACAAATGTACCTAAAATCAAAAAAATTGATACTGAATTAGAAAGTAGTGTACCAGTATTCAAAAGAAGATTAGATATACCGTCAATTGAATCTTTACCGGAAGAACATTACGCTAAAGTGTATGTCAATGAACGTCAAATTCCTAAACACTTTTTTTCCGACCTTTATTATGCTGAAGACTTTAAAAAATTTATAGCATCATTAAATATTGAGAAAGATGGGTTGATAGATAATGATCCTAGATTAATTATACCGTTTTATGATAGCAATAAAAACTTAATAGCAGTTCAGGGTCGTGCTTTAGGTAAATCTAAATTGCGATACATTACTGTGAAGTTATCTGAAGATGAAAATAAGTTCTTTGGGCTTGATAGGATCAACACAGAGAAGATGATTCGAGTAGTTGAGGGTCCTATAGACTCAATGTTCATTGAGAACGCCATAGCGACTGCCGATTCAAATCTGAATGCGGCAAATAAGATATTCGACAAATCCAAAATTGTTTTGATTTTCGATAATGAGCCTAGAAATAAAGAAATTGTGAAATTGATGGAAAGGGCAATTGAAGAGCATTACAATGTTTTAATTTGGCCTGAAATGATAGAATCTAAAGACATTAATGATATGATTTTAAATGAATTTTCGGCAGATGTGATTGAAGATATCATCGAAAAACATACATATGTGAATTTAAGGGCAAAGATGGAATTTGTTAACTGGAAGAAGGTATAGAATAGCTATATAATAGACCATGGAGGTGAATGAATGAATAGTAAAATTAAAGAAACGGCAAACTCATTATTCAAAAAAGATGGGTTTTATGTTTACGAAAATGCAATTAGTCAGGATACGGTAGAATTGTTAAAAACACAATTCGAAATGCATATGAATACAAAGGCATTTAAAGATAGTGTCGAAGAATTGAATTACAAAACAATTACAAAATATTCGGATACGCAAGTACCTCATTCATATCCAATATATGGTCATCATGCATTTGAGAGTTTGATGATGGTAATTCAACCAAAAGTTGAAGAAGTTACCGGATTAAAATTATTTCCATGTTACACATATGCAAGAGCAATGTTTAAGGGTGCTATTATGTTAAAACATAAAGATAGACCTTCTTGCCAGTATTCAATTACCATGTGTATTGATGATGATAAAGATAATGAATACCCAATCTTTATGGAAAACTATGCCGGTGAAGTGCATGAAGTTTACCTTGCACCAGGTGATATGATAGTGTATAATGGAACTGAATTGAGTCATTGGCGTGAACGATATCTTGGTAAAAGGCAAATACAAGCCTTCTTACATTATGTTGATGCAAATGGAAAATACAAAGATTATAAATTCGATAAACGACCTATGTTAGGTCTACCAGCAGAAAATAAAAAATGAATCGTGTGAACTTAATAAATTATTCTCAAGGGAATAATGGTAATCTATTAGAACAGGTGGCATATGCGGCAAGAGTTTCAAATCCATCAAATCAAAATAATAACGATACTGCTGAAAAGTTGGTTCGTTATCTCATAAAAAATCAACATTGGTCTCCACTAGAAATGGTGAGCGTATGTTTAGAAATAAACACTACAAGAGATATAGCAAGACAAATTTTAAGACACCGTTCATTCTCATTCCAAGAGTTTTCTCAACGATATGCGGATGCTTCTCAATTGGGGTTTGAATTAAAGGAGGCTAGACTACAAGATACAAAAAATAGACAGAATAGTTTTGAGACTGATAATTTAGCATTACAAGCATGGTGGGAACAATATCAAAATAAAGTATTAGAGGTATGTAAAGATGCTTATGCATTTGCCTTAGATAAAGGAATTGCAAAAGAACAAGCGAGAGCAGTATTACCAGAAGGTATGACTAAGAGTAGAATGTATATGAACGGAACATTGCGTTCATGGGTTCACTACATACAACTTCGAACAGATAAAGCAACACAAAAGGAACATCGTGAAGTGGCAATTGCCTGTGCCCAAGCGATCAGAGAAATATTTCCCATGATAGAGGAATTTGTACAACAATAACAACAACAAGGCAGAATATGACAGAGTACGAAGGTATTAAGATAGATTTAAGTAGAGATAAATTATTTGACGAACTAGGAGTAAAAAGATTAAAAGAAAGTTACATGAAAGATGACGAAGAGTCACCACAACATCGTTTTGCGTTTGTTTCAAAATCTTTTGGAAGCAATGCCGAACATTCTCAAAGATTGTATGACTATGCTAGTAAACATTGGCTCTCTTATTCTACTCCTATCTTATCTTTCGGTAGGTCTAAGCGTGGTTTGCCTATTTCATGTTTTCTTAACTATATTGAAGATACTGCGGAGGGTTTAGTTGAAAACTTATCTGAAACTAATTGGTTGTCTATGTTGGGAGGTGGTGTAGGTATCGGCTTTGGTATTCGTTCTGCCGATGATAAGTCTACTGGTGTTATGCCACACCTTAAAATGTATGATGCGAGTTCTTTGGCATATCGGCAAGGTCGTACTCGCCGTGGTTCTTATGCCGCTTATCTCGATATCTCTCATCCTGACATCAATGGTTTTATTGAGTTGCGAAAGCCTACAGGAGACCCCAATATTAGGTGTTTAAATCTACATCATGGTATTAACATATCAGATTCATTTATGCAAATCATTGAAAGGTGTATGTTAGATCCTAATGCGGATGACTCTTGGGAATTAAAAGATCCTCATTCAGGCGAAGTTAGAGAAGTTGTTTCGGCAAAACATTTATGGGAACAAATCATTGAACTGCGTATGCATACAGGCGAACCTTACATTCACTTTATTGATACAAGTAATAGAAAATTGCCAAAGTGGCTAAAAGATAAAGGTTTGAAAGTACATCAATCTAATTTGTGTTCTGAAATTATTTTACCCACAAATGAAAAGCGTACCGCAGTATGTTGTTTATCCTCGTTGAATTTGGAGTATTATGATGAATGGAAAAATAATAAACAGTTTCTCAGAGATGTGGCTGAGATGCTCGATAATGTGTTACAATACTTTATTGACAATGCTCCGGATACTGTGGCAAGAGCCAAGTATTCTGCTATACGTGAGCGTTCTATTGGCGTGGGTGCTCTTGGGTTTCATGCTTATCTGCAAAGAAACAATATAGCATTTGAAAGCGTTGTTGCTAAAGTTGCAAACAATAAAATGTTTAAAAATATTAGAAAGGGTTTAGATGAAGCAAATCTACAATTGGGTAAAGAACGTGGTGAAGCACCGGATGCAGTTGGTACAGGCTTACGTTTTAGCCATCTTATGGCTATTGCTCCTAACGCAAGTTCCTCTATCATTATGGGTAATACTAGCCCTTCTGTGGAACCTTATCGTGCCAATGCTTATCGTCAGGATACTTTATCAGGCTCACATCTCAACAAAAACAAATACCTCGACAGACTCATCAAGTCAAAGCTAGGTATAGTAGATGATGTTCCTTCTGAAAAGTATAGTGACCTTTGGTCCTCTATTATTGCTAATGACGGTTCTGTTCAACATTTGGATATCCTCTCTGACATCGAAAAAGAAGTATTCAAAACATCAATGGAAATAGATCAACGATGGGTTATTGAACTTGCCGCAGATAGACAAGAATATATTGACCAAGCACAATCATTGAATTTATTTTTTAGACCAGATGCACACATTAAGTATCTTCATGCTATACATTTTATGGCATGGAAGAAAGGATTAAAAACCCTATACTATTGCCGTTCTGAAAAGATCGGTAAGGCCGATAAGGTATCAAAAAGAATTGAAAGACAAGTAATTAAAGAATTAGATATGACACAAGTTGCTCAAGGTAACGACTGTCTAGCATGTGAAGGATAAAAAAATGAAACCGACAATCGCAATGTTCATCAAGGACCCAAAATGCTCAGTTCAATCTGGCAATGGTCTGATGAAGGCGCTTGGCGAACATTACAATTTCAAATTATTTTCTAAGAATGAAATGGAGGAAGGCTTCTTTGACAAGAATATTGACATAGTTGCTTTTCCTGGTGGGTTTGGTGATTCTGATTCATTCGATACATTACTTAAGCAAAATGGTAAGTATGTAAGAAATTTTGTCAGAAAAGGAGGTAAGTATCTAGGTATCTGTATGGGTGCGTTTTGGGCAGGCAGACATTATTTTAATTTATTAGAAGATGTTGATGTACAACAATACATAACTCAACCAGGAACCTGTACTAGAAGACCTCATGCTAAGAATATGCCTACTACATGGTATGGCGGACTTATGCAACACAATATGTTCTTCTATGATGGGCCGACCTTTGTAGGTGATGGTGAGTTCACAACACTTGCTACATATACAAAGACTGCAATGCCAATGGCAATCAAACAAAAGAATATGGCTTTAATTGGTTGCCATCCTGAAAGTGAAGAATTTTGGTATGATAGTTATTCTTATATGAAAGGTAAATATCATGGTGGTATACAACACGATTTACTACTAGATGTAGTAAACGAACTTATGGAGATAAAATGATAGTGATTGATTTGCTTTTTGCAGGATTTATAACATGTATAGGGTGGTGGGGTGCAGAACATTATGTTATTGAACCTTATTTCCCACCGAGTATAGAACAACGAGAAGAAACAAAACGATGAAAAAAATTCTAAGATTTACTGCCGATTGGTGCAATCCGTGTAAACAATTAACTGAAAATATTGCTCGTTCGGAATTAACAGTTCCTATCGAAACAATTGACATTGATGAAAATACCGAATTAGCAACAAAGTATGGTGTTAGAAATTTACCGACTATGATACTGATGATTGATGACACAGAAATAGGTCGCCTCGTTGGCGTAAAAACACCAAAACAAATAAGAGAGTGGGCAGGTAAATGATAAAAAAAGTCGGAACAAATTTAACAGATACGAGAGACTCATTTAAACCTTTTAGCTATCCTTGGGCCTATGAAGCCTGGTTGAAACATGAACAATCACATTGGCTTCATACAGAAGTGCCTATGTTAGAGGATGAGAAAGATTGGAAAAAGAAATTAAAACCTGAAGAGAAGAAATTCTTAACACATATTTTTAGATTTTTTACACAAGGTGATATTGATGTTGCCGGTGGGTATGTTAATAATTATTTGCCATATTTTCCACAGCCTGAAGTTCGCATGATGTTACTTGGCTTTGCCGCAAGAGAGGCATTGCATATTGCCGCTTATTCGCATTTAATCGAGACTTTAGGTTTGCCAGATACAACATACAATGAATTTATGGAGTATGCGGCAATGAAAGAAAAGCATGATTATATTTTGAACATATCAGGACAAAATACAACAAAAGAAAATACAGCAACTCATATTGCTACGTTCTCAGCTTTTACCGAGGGTATGCAATTGTTCAGTTCGTTCATCATGCTCTTAAACTTTCCAAGACATGGTAAGATGAAAGGTATGGGTCAAATCGTTACATGGTCGATTGTAGATGAAACTCAACACACAGAAAACATGATTAAGTTGTTCAGGGCATATATTAATGAAAACAATGAAATATGGAATGACGAACTCAAAGGTCGTCTATATACTATCGCAGAGAAAATGGTACAATTAGAAGATAAGTTTATTGATTTAGCTTTTGACATGGGACCTATGGAAGATTTAACCTCTGAAGATGTTAAGTCATATATACGGTATATTGCAGACCGTAGATTAATATCTTTAGGTCTAAAGGGTATTTTCAAAGTCAAACGTAACCCATTGCCTTGGGTAGAAGAAATGATTAATGCGCCTACGCATACAAACTTCTTTGAGAATAGGTCGACAGATTACGCTAAAGGTGCATTACAAGGACATTGGAAAGATATTTGGGCACACTAATAATAATAAGGAAATAAAATGGAACGACAAGTCACTGGAGAATGTAGTAATTGCGAATCACATTATACGATTGCTTTTGTTGAAGAAATAGTTTCAGCCGAGTTACCTGAGTACTGCCCGTTTTGTGGCGAAACCATTGAAGAAATCATGGAAGACTATATAGATGATGATGACTTCAATGAGAACGAGGAATGGGACAACTAAACTGGACATACAAGGGTGAAGATTTTACAGAAGAAATGATTGGCGACAATTACGGCTTTGTATATCAAATAGTTAATGAATTTTCTGGTAAAAAATATATTGGTAAGAAATTCTTTTACTCATCTAAGACTAAACAGGTCAAAGGAAAGAAAAAACGATATAAAGTCTCCAGTGACTGGAAAACATATTATGGCAGTAATTCTGTTTTAAATGAAGATGTAACTGCTATTGGGGTAGAAAAGTTTACGAGAGAAATATTACATTTATGCAAAACGAAAGGTGAATGTGGTTATCTTGAGGCTAAAGAGCAGTTTGTGAGAGGTGCGTTAGAGAGTGATTTGTATTACAACTCATGGATAATGGTAAGAGTTAGAAAATCACACATTAAGGATTATAATGTTAGACTATCTGAAGTTAGTTGAAAAATTTGATTTATTGTTTTTTGTTCCTAATGATGAGCATGAAAATGCAATGACAGTACGTGGAGAACAATACTTAGAGTTAGGTGAAGAAATTGATAAAACCTCTATAGGTCCTTCTTGGACCGTAATGTTGTTTAAATACAACGAAGAAGATGGTAATGTTATGGATTTAGACAGATTCGATGCAGTTTTATCTGAGCCTAGAGAATACGTTTCCACATTGATTCTCGATGATTGGTACGGTATAATTGCAAGAAGAACTACAAAATCTTCACAAATTATTGAAGAACTATTTGACAGTCTAAAGGAATTGTGTTAGAATCATATTTGTAATAACAGAAAGAATCTATGATTTTAATTGACATTAACCAAGTCGTGCTATCAGGTTTGATGGCCCAAATAGACCAGAAGAAAAGGTTTGATATGCCAGAAGAAATGTTTAGACATATTGTCCTAAACATTCTAAGGTCGCATGTTAAAAAATTTAAAAACAAATATGGTGAAGTTGTCATTTGTTGTGACAACAGAAAATATTGGCGTAAAGAAGTCTTTGAATTTTACAAGGCTAGCCGCAAAAAAAGCAGAGAGAAATCTAAATTAGATTGGCATTACATATTCGATATGCTAACTAAATTTAAAGATGAGATTAAGCAAAATATGCCATACAAGGTCATTGACGTTGAAGGTGCAGAAGCCGATGATATTATTGCAACTCTAGCTAATTCTACAACGAATCAAGAAAAGGTTTTGATATTATCAAGTGATAATGATTTTTTACAACTTCAAATTCGAAACAATGTATCTCAGTACAATCCTGCAACTAAAAAATTCATAGTGTCTGAGGCACCAATCAAAGATTTAAAAGCTAAAATCATTCAAGGTGATAAAGGTGATGGTATACCTAATATACTTTCTCCTGATGATACGTTTGTTTCTGGTGGCAGACAAAAAGCAATGACAGAGGCTAATCTCAATTTATTTTTGAATACAAATCCTCAAGAGTGGTCTGATGATGTTGCTAAAAAAGGTTTTGAACGTAACGAAAAATTAATTGACTTTCATTGTATACCGAAAGAGTTAAAAGAAAAGATTATGGCAGAGTATAATACAGTAAAGCCACAATCAAGACAAAAAATGTTCTCTTACTTTATTGACAAGAGACTTACTAACTTAATGGATGTTATAGAGGAATTTTAATGGCTACGAGAAACATATATGAAATTTTTGATGAGTTTGAAAAGGCAAAGAACCATCAAGAAAGAATGGATATCATTGGCAGAAATTTAAGCGGCACTCTTGTTGAAGTTTTGCGAATGACCTATCATCCAGAATTTCAATGGAAGATTACAGAGTTACCTACAGACTATAAACCACCAACAGACCAGTTACCAGGTCTTACATATGACACGATAAGCAACAAAATAAAAAAATTGTACATGTTTAGAGAGGGTAATGCTACAGCAAATGCATTGACACCTAGAAAACAGAACGAATTGTTAATTCAACTATTAGAATCTTTAGAACCTCGTGATGCTGAGGTTATTATAGGTATCTTTAACAAAGATCAAGGTGTTAAAGGTTTAGATTATAAATTCGTAAAACAAGCATTTCCAAATATGTTACCATAAGGAGGTAAGTTAGGTGTCTAAATTTGTAGGTAAATTTCGTAAAGACCGAGATACTCTTGAAGATTACAATGAGTATCAAAGAAATCGTAAAAAGAATAAGCAAAATAAAAATTTTAAACATTTTGCTGACATGGATTATTCAGGACAGGAATCAATACAGTTAAAACCTAAAAATAGAAAACCGTTGTATTAATACAACATTACCTTGACAAACCTCGGAAGGTGTGCTAGAATTGTAGTTCTGGAGGTCAAAATGATTATACATCCTAGTTTTAAAAAAGCGAAGAAACATAAACTGCCAAAAGCAGTACGTGAACAATACGAATCGTGGCTAAAATCTCACACACCTGAAAAGAATCTTGTTATGAATACAGAAAAATACACTTACAAACTTTCTTCTGGTCCTAGAGGAGAGACAGTTCGTCATCCTTCATTAAACACCGGCCTTGCAGTAGCAACTAAGGCTCCGGCAAAAGTTTATACCGGCACAAAAGTGATGGGTATTGCAACAATGCACAAATCCAATGCAGTTCCTGTTTTTAACAGCGAGGAAGCAGTAGCAATTTCAAGCATGAGGCGATAAAATGAAGAAAAATACGTCTTTTGTCGTAAATTTGCAACGTCCACATTGTCGGACTCCCATAAAACCTGTACAACCTCATAAAATTGAGGTAAGATACACTCGCAAACCCAAACATCCACAAAAATTGAAGGAAATTTATGAAAATTAATTACAAACCGCTTGATAAGGCAATGAAATTGTGGGCAGAATCGAATAAATCGTCAGTATTTCCTAAAATTTATGAGGCCAATGAACTTTTTGAAGATATTCCAGGCAATACTGAAGAAATCTTGTTCAAAATACCGGATGAAGTCTTAGCCGAAACGGGTTGGGTTGAGGGTGACGTTATAGAATTTGAAAATGTTGGCAAATCCTTGATAATAAAGAAGAAAGATGTTGCGGAAAACACACAAACTGCTTGACTTTTGTGGTAAGCCTGCTATAATAGAATCTTATCTATAGGAAATCATATGCAATTAATTCAATCAAAGTCAATTTTAGCTAAACTGATGGCTACCGAGAATCTTATCGTTGAAGAACGTAAGTGTTCGACCGCATCATTCGATGTTAAGAATCGTATTTTGACGATTCCTATTTTAGACAAGAAATTATCATCAAACTTATACGACCTTTTTACTGGCCACGAGGTTGGCCATGCTATCTATACACCTTTAGAAGGTTTCAAAAAAGTAGTTGAAGAAAAAATTATCAATACTGGTATCCTCAATGTCGTTGAAGATGCACGTATCGAGAAAAAAATTCAATCAAAATATCCTGGCTTAAAAAGTTCTTTCTTAAAGGCATACAATGAATTGCTTGAAAATGATTTTTTCGAGACTAGAGGCAAAGACCTTAATAAACTCAATTTTATCGACCGTGTAAATTTACATTGTAAAGGCGGTGCCAGTCTTCTTATCAAATTTAATGAGGAAGAAAAAGAATTACTAAATGATGTTCAATCTACCGAAACTTATGACGAAGTAATTGAAGTGGCTAAACGTGTTCAAGAGTACATGAAAAGCAAGGCTGAAGAAAAACGCCAAGAAAGAATCGATGCTAAAAAAGCTGAAAGAGAAGAGCAAGGTGAATACTCTGAGGATTTTAATTTTAATGATTTAGATTCCGATGATTTTGATCCTAATAATTTTGAAGACTCCGACACAGAATTTGATTTTGACGAAGAATCCACACAGGAAATTAAATCTCATACCGATGAGGCATTTCAAAGAAATCAAAATCGACTTCTTGACGAAAAATCTAGAAATCTTACTTATATGAATGTACCTAACATTGAAAGTAAAAACGTAATTCTAGACTTCAAAGAACTGTATGCAAGTTATTTGAGAGATAACGGTACTGTAGACACCGAAGGTTTTCAAAAATTACGCAAAGAGTCTGAAAAGGTTGTATCTTATCTTGTAAAAGAATTTGAGATGCGTAAGAATGCCGAGCAGATGAAACGTGCCTCTGTTGCCAAGACCGGTGAATTGAATATGAGTAAAATCTATTCTTACAACTTTAGTGAAGATATTTTCAAAAGAATCACAGTTGTACCAAACGGCAAGTCTCACGGCTTAGTTATGTTTATTGACTGGTCTGGTTCTATGTCAGATCACTTGAAAAATACTGTTAAGCAATTATTCAATTTAGTATTATTCTGCCGTAAAGTTTCAATACCTTACGAAGTGTATGCTTTCTCTGATAATCTTTCCAATCCTTTGACTGATGATAATAGTCCTAAGAACTGTGAAATCAAGCCTAAAATTGGTGATATTAAAATGGAAAGTTTTAGATTAATGAATTTACTTTCGAGCAGAATGGGTTCTTCTGATTTTGTAACCGCATGTGGCGCTTTGAGTTCCTACTGTAACTTTAGTAATTCATCACCTGATGCAAATCCTAGAACAGTTCCTTATTGGTTTTCACTTGGCGCAACACCATTAAATGAGACCATTGTTGCCGCTATGAATATTGTTCCTGAATTCAGAGAGAAGTATAAACTACAAAAAGTTCATACCGTATTTCTGACTGATGGTGAAGCTAATTCTAATGAAAGTGTTTGGGTAGATTTACCTTCAAATATTAATAGAAGTACTCAAGCTATTTCATCATATGATGGTGCAATTATTCGTGATCCTGTTACTAGAGAGCAAGTCTATCTTAAAACACCTAGAAGAGAAGAATTCACAAAAGGTCTTGTACAGTTGTTGAAAATGAGAACAGACTCTAACATAATCGGTTACTATTTGTTATCCAGCAAAGAGTTCAGAAGAAAGACTTATAATTTCTTTAATACTTTAGCACAAGAGCAAATTGCTCAAGTAGAGTTTAGAAAGAACAAGTTCTCAGTTATTAAGAATGCCGGCTTTGACGAGTATTATCTGTTGAAATCTGATGCAAATCCAATTTACAGATATCGTTTTTGGAATCAACCTGATGAAAATGACGAGTTTGAAGAAGAGACTTTTGAAGTTGCCGAAAATGCAACTCGCCGTGGTATTGCATCAGCCTTTGCAAAGTACAATACTAATAAAATGTCGAATCGTGTTATACTTAACCGATTTATTAACTTGATAGCATAGGAGATAAAATGCGAACAACACTTATTGAAAAAACATCTGAAGGATGGATTGTGAAATTACTACAGGATGAAACTGTAGTCAAAATGTCTTTGGTTAGAGATTATGATGATGCGGTAAAATTCTCTGAGCAATATATCAAAGAACAACCGCTTAATGAAAAAGTATTACTTAAGGAAAACCTGTGAGCGATTTAACGAAAGAACAAAAAGAAATCTTCTGTATTACTCAAGAGGAGTGTGCAGAAGTGACACAAGCAATCTCTAAAATCTTTAGATTCGGTATGGATGGTGCTTATGCATCTAGAACTAATATTGAGAGACTTGAAGAAGAAACTGGCGACTTACTGGCAATGATTGATATTATGATGGATAAAGGAATAGTAAATCGTGATAATATCAACGTAGCACTAAAGGCTAAGAAAGAAAAACTTAAAACTTGGTCAAGTATACAACTATGAGTATAGATTGGGGTAGATTTGGGGATTTAATAGAAAAGCACTTAGACTGTTCTGATGCAGATTTCTTAGATGCTGATGAATTAGTGATTGGGGAAAATATTTCCTCTTTCCCTGAGGTGAAGATTACATTCGAAGGTTTTGGTGATTTAGAAACTGAAGATGAGTATATTGAAGGTGGCAACCAAGACATGAGGTCTTTTGCCGTTTTCATTCATAAGAATTCTGACAAAGAAGGTTTTGAATTTCCAGAACATGAAGTAGCCGCTTTTACCTTTGGCCGTATGATTATGCACAGACCAAAGGAAGAGTTACATGTATATGCTTGGTATGATGTTAATGCAACCGAGTGGTATATTGTTACCGAAGGAGTAAACCCAGGCAAAGGTGAAATGACTGCCAAGCGGGCATTAAAAATCTTAGAAGTGCTGGATAAGCGGTACTGGTCTGAAGACGATGAGTCTCTAACAGAATCTTAAGCGAAATTACGGAATATTTTTTTCTGATGAAATTCACGAGTTAGCCTTTCGACATCTGTATTAGTTGATGGTTTTTTAGATTCGATATACAGTTCTAATTCTGATTGTGACATACGTTGACCTAAGAATTTAAAAAAAGAAAAAATGGATTTAATTAATTTCATATCGTTACCCCTATTAGTGTTTATACTAATATATATAATAGTTTTAGGTTAAACAATTATGACACAAGAAGAAATTTTAGAGTTTTATAACAAACTGGTAGAGTTCTATGGACCTGCGTTGCCTCATCCGGATCATCAGCCGGTACAATTTCAGTACATGGTAAATTTATACAAATATCATACGGAGCATAAAAATGAGTGATGGTGGTAAAGGATCGGCACCAAGGCCGGTAGACAAGAAAAAATTTGATGACGGATGGGATAGAATATTCGGCAAAAAAGATAAAAGGGTTGACAAAGAACCTGAGAACGTGTATAATAATGAAAGATTAGTTTCAAATTATGACAAGAGAGATTTAACTAAGGAGTGATTATGAATCTTGAAACCTATGGTGTATTTTTAGTTGGTTCTATTTTAGCATCTTTCGGTATAGTTGTACTGGGTGTTGCTTTTCTTTTTCTGAATCATTTATACAGTAAGTATTGGCATACAGTACAAATCTTTAAGATATACAACTATGAAGTTGCCCCAACTGAACCGGTTGAGCCTGTTGCTAACACAGAAATCAAAAAAGCCTGATTATGACTTTTGATCGTATATTATGGGTCGTCTGTGGCACTTATGCCGAGTACGAACAATATCTTCGCATGAAATCAAAAAAGCCTCCGAATCATTATAGTTTACGTAACTCTCGGTATCAATATCTTTCTAGCATAGATAACCTAAGAGGGCTTACGGAGGCTCACGGAGTTTTTTATGGTTCATGGAGAGAACGTATGGACATAGAGCATATTATTGCGTTAATTAACATTATCAATAAAACCAGTAAGACTTTCGGAGTGCCGACTGATACCCCAAAAGATTCTAGAATAGGTTCTCTAGGCTTCATGGCTACCGAAAACGGAATTGTTGCTACTGAATTAGGTGAATTATGAAAGCATTCCCAAAACTAAATGAAAAACAACCTTCTTATCAAACTGGTATGGATCTGAGAGATTGGTTTGCGGGTTTAGCTATGCAAGGACTATTGGCAAACGAACATACAAAGCCAGATTCAATTTTAATCTGTAAAGCATCTTATCAAATGGCTGATGAAATGATGAAAGCAAGGGTACAAGAATGAATAAAAATATCTACACATGGATTTTTGTAATTGTGTTTTTAGTTTGTGCAGTAAGATTTACCATTTGGTATGAATTATTAATATGGGATGAATGTAGATTAACTAA